GGCGGCGCATCTCGCGGACCATCGCTTCCGTCTGCGCGGTGAAGGGCTTTAGATCCAGGCCTGAGACGGACTGCTCGAGGTCCCTGAGTTGTTCATCAACTGTCTTGATACCCGAAGCCTGGTCGCCGAGTTTCAGTAGGGCTTCGCCGCTCTCAAGTAGCGAGGCCGTATCGACTGGCGACAAGCCCCGGACGGTGGCGAGTTCCGACAGTCGGGCCCTCAACTCAAGCGCCCGCTTGCCGAAGTCTGTTAGTGGGACAGACTCAAGATCAAACGCCAGAGTGTTCAGAACCTCGCCGATGTCGAGGCCCGCCTGCATAGCCTCTTCGCTTGCGAGGCTATCTGAGATCTGTTTCGCGATTTTGTCAGCTTCGGCTTTTTCCTTTACGCCTGCTTCGAGTTTCAGGTCAAGCGTAATGTCCGGCGGGCCGACGAACTCAGACGAGAAGCGCAGCTTCTCCTCGTCGATTCTGCGTTGAAGCTCTGCGATGCCATCGTCGATATTGATGGGAGTGGGAAAGTCGACAACGAGCGCGTCTCCCGCGAGCTTCGCTTTGTCCAGCGCTGAGACGAACGTCTCGACGCCCATAGCAGCCTTCTCGAAGCCGGCACCGACGAACGGTAGGTCGGAGAAGGAGTCGAACAGCGCGCCGAGATCTGGCAGGGTCCTCGCGATCAGCCCTATGACCTTAGTCACGCCTTCGGTGATGACACGCAAGACCAGAAGCATCTTCGCCTGTAGCGTGACGGCGATGGCGTTTAGTGCCTGCCCTATGAACTTGCCCAGAGTCAGGACCGCGATCCGCGCTTTGCTCAAAGCCTTAGCTAAGAACGTGCCGATCCCCGGGATGGACTGAACGAATTGAGAGATTTCGTCGCTTGTCACCCCGAAGAGCTTGCCGAGAACCTCAAGCGCTGCGACAGGTACGAGCACCGCAAACGCGAGCGCTCGAAATGCGAAGGTGACGGTCTTGGCAATCTTGGCGCCGATCTCAAAGAACGCGAACGCGAACTTCGCAGCTTTGGCGGCCTCACTCATAAACCTGAACGCTTTCCCAACGCCGATGAGGCCGATCGTCGCGAAGCCGAGCGATGTTAGAAGTGGGCCTATCGCCGCGACTGCTCCGCCTATGGCCGCAACGAACACAAGCGTGGCCGCGGTTGCGCCGCTGGCGTTCTTTATGAATCTGGTAAGCCTTTCGAGGATACCTGTCAGCGCGTTGAGTATGCCCGTGTCAAGAACCGCAACCGCCAACCCGCCGAGGGCACTTCCCAGCTTTGTGAGCTGTCCAAGGAAGCCCTCAAGCTGGATCTTCGCGATTGCCTCTGCCGTACCCTCGACACCGACGAGTCTGTCGCCAAGCCTCTCGAGCGCCTCTTGCCCTATCGCCACAAGCGCAGACATCGCGGGGCCTGCGCGCAGTCCGAACAACTGCATCACCTGCGCGGTCGTGGTCCCGCTCTTCTCGAGTCTGCCTATTATCTCGGTCAGCGGGATCAGACCGCCCTCTGCGTCTTTGACATTGCCGGCCAGTTGCCGCAGAAGCGTCGCATTCTTGCCGACCGGATTGACTAGCTTTGTGAGCGCACCGCGCAGAGACGTGCCCGCGAGACTCGCCTGAATGCCTACGTTGCCAAGCGCGCCGACGAGATTGACCATGTCGGCGAAGTCTTGATTGAGACCCTGGGCAACCGGCCCGACGAACTTCATCGCCTCGGCTAGTTGTAAGAGGTCCGTGTTGCTGGTGGTGAATGCTTTGGTGAGGATGTCGACGGAGTTCGTGAGTTCGTCGGATTCAATCTTGAATCCCGCCATGATGTTCGTGACAACATTGGCGGCCGTAGCAAGATCGAGCCCAGCCGATGCTGCGAGGAGGAGCGTGTCAGGCGTCGCGCCGAGGATCTTGTTGGCGTCGAATCCTGCCTTTGCCAAGAACGCCATGCCCTCGGCGGCCTCTCCAGCCGAGAATTGCGTCTCGATCCCTAATTTCTTGGCCTGTTCCCTGAGCTTGTCGAAGTTGATACCGAGTTGCCTGGCACTCTTGCCGGTGTCGTTCGTCAGCGCCCTGACGCGGTTCATCGACTTCTCGAAGGTCGCCGCTGTCTTGATTGCAGCGCCACCGAGGAGAACCATCGGCGCAGTAACCTTCAGCGAAAGATTCTTGCCGATCTTTGTTAGCGAGTCACCTGTTTTCTTGAGACTCTTCTCGGCAGCCTTGAGTTGCGTCGTGAACCGCTTGGCATCAAGCGTAAGGAATGCGCGCAGCCTGCCGACATTCAAATCAGCCATCTGCGCTCTCCCCGAATAGCTTTTGCAAGCCTACGTTCGCTTGTTCAAAGATCGCTAGTTGTTCACTCACAGACTGGCGGCGGACGGTCTTCTCGCCAAACGTGGGCATGAAGTCCTTAGGCTTCGGTTGTCTGCTGCCCTTCCGTCTGTGAGCAGACGCAAAGGTAGACGCAACAATCCCGGCTCTCAGATCAGCGCGCCATTCTCCGAAGGGTTCAATCTCGGCGAACACGGACCACTCGTAGAACTCAGACGCAGACATGCGCGACAGCAGCTCTGCCACGGTCATGTGAAGGGCCAGGGCTAGTCGGAAAGCGAAACGTCGGGCATGGTCGAGCTTGAGTCTTTTCCCGCCTCTTCAGCCGCCTCTTCCGTCAAGGATGAGATCCGCAGCGTGGCCTCGACGATCCGCCTGATGGGAGCAAGCGAACGGCGTCCGAGGAGCGCAACGTCTTTCTCTTGGAACTGCGCCTTCCCCTGCGCGTCGACGATCACCAGCGCGGCGCATTTCATGAAGTCGGTCGGGCTGATCGAGCCTTCTCCCCTGAGCGTTGCGTTGCCCAGCTCGAGCGCTTCGTGAGCGCTTAGCTCTCGGACCCTGCACACACCGCCCCATTCGGGACAGTCGACTTCTTCGTAGTTGAGGTCTTCTGCTGCAAGAATGTCCTTGCGTGTGAGATAGCTGCCATTCGGCTGCGTCATGGGGGTGTTCCTTCTGTGGTTTACGGTACGAACGTGGGCTTCGAGGTGAGCTTCAGCGTGATGCTCGCGGTGAGCTGGTTCTCGACTGAAGCGTCAGGCACGAAGTTCTGGATGAATGCGTCGAAGCGGTAGGTCGTGTTTGTCGTATCCGTGAAGACCAGGTCCCATCGGCGGGTGTCGCCTGCAGAGAACACGGCGAACAGACCGTCGGTGGCATTGCCGTGCGTGGCGATTGCGGGCTGGTAGTTGATGTCGAAGGTCAACGTCCCGGGATTCACGAGGCCGCCGATAAACTCTCGCACCCTGCCGGTTGTGTCCTGGTTCGTGACGTCGATGGATTCGTTCTCCATGTCCGGCCCGGAGATGCTGAGAACCTCAACGACGTCGACCGGCGTCACCGGCGGATCGTCATACATCGCGATCTTCGTCCCGATTGCTCTGATTGCGGCTGTCGCCATTTGCTAGTCCCTCCCTGGGGCAAAAAAAGAGCCCGGCGCGGGCCGAGCTCGGTTGATCTGGTTGTGGTGTGTGGTTACGGAAGCGAGAGTTTCAGGACGACGAACGTGATTCCTGCGCCGCTGGCTTCGAAATACAGATTGCCGTCGGTCTGCTGCCAGCCAGTTGTTGCGAACGGGCCGTAAATCTTGAAGGCGTTTGCGCCGATGCTGTCGGCTGCGACGTCCTTCGTGCGACCGAACGGATCTGCAACGCTCGTCACTGTGACCGTGAGGGCGCCGCCCGTCGTGTTCTGCGCGATAATCATTTCTTTGCCGGTGTGTACGACCTGCTCATCGCTCGCGGGAGTCGCAGCGACGAATGTGATTGCAGCACCGTCGAAGTCCAGCGATCCCGGCACCGCGACGGCGGTATGTGTGACTCGAGCCATCTTTCAGCTCCTCCTATGATGGTGCTTTAGTGATGTGTACGTTGAACGCGATGACGAATCGGTCGTTCTCGTCGCGCTTCAATAGAAACGGAGAAGAGGACGGCGTCGCTGTGAGATACTTCACGCCGCTTAGAAATGTGTTGTTGATACCCGCGAGGGCGTCCATCGCGTCTTGGGACTTCGTCCTGGCCGTGACGTAGCTCGCATCCCTGGCCCAGACCGAGACGGCCGGGTTCTCCATGTTCACGCCCACAAGATCGAGCACGAAGCCGGGCTGGCTGCCACCGCGTTCTAGTAGGGCGACGGCCGAGTCTGGTGTCTCTGGTAGTAGGCCAGTGAAGAGATCCGTCCCGCGTGTCCCGATGCTGCGCTGTTCGAGGAACAGGGCCAGCTCTTCGAGGAGCATTAGAGCGTCCGGCTGGTGCCGCGCATGCTGTCCCGCAGGGAGCCGCGAAGCCTGACACCGAGTCTCCGCTGTGCGCCCGGGAGGTTGTCGTTGAATGGCCGCTCCAGGTAGAGAGCGTTCCCGACCTTATGCTTGGCCTGGAGGTTCTCGTGAACCGTGACGGCATAGTCCACAGCGGGGCCGCCATATCCCAACAGCACTGAAGCCTCGAGGCCCTGGATCTCTGGCGGCTCAACAATCCCCGTGTTCTTCAGGTTGCCGGTGTCAACGGGGACTTGTTTCTTGCTCTGCGCCATGATCCGCTCGCCCTCCTGAAAGAGCATGGCCGCGACTGGACGCATCAACACAGACGAAGACCTGAGCCGCCTGAACGTGCGACGCATTCTCTCTGCGCCGAGTAGCTTGATCGTGTCTGCCATCTCTCACCTACTGGAAGTTGATACGTGTGCAGACCCGGCCCCGTTCATCGGGGACGCGATCGACACTCAGCACGGCGGGGGTGGTTCCGTCGGGTAGAGTGATGCGATCCTTAGGCCCGACGAGGATGAAGGCCGAGTCTACCCACGCAATACTTCCCGCTACGGTCTCACGGCCGTCGTCTGCTCTGACAAGCTTTGGCTTCTTCGAGATCCTTGCAGGCATGGATACAGAGGTTCCAAACGTCGGCACGCCGTACACGTTCTGACCCGTCCAGGGCTCGACCGTTATTCTCACCGTCAGGAAGGACCGGAGAGATGTAATCAACCCACCTGCCTCGAGACGTGTGAGCCGATGAGTTGCCGCACCTCTGCCGGTATTAGGCCGGGGCCTGTGAACGAGCGACCGGCATCCGAGTACATGATCTGTAGGTCTCCGACCTTCTTGGAGATCACGCCAGCCTCGGGCCGCTCGAACCGCTCAGCGATCAAGAGGTTCGCCGCGAGCTTGAAGTTCGGGTCCACGACATCCGTCGAGGCGTACTTTCCGCCAATGTAGACCACCGACCACCTTGCGGGCCTGCCGTCTGTCTCGACGGCTGTGGCGAACCGACCGAAGGCGATGATGCGGCCCTGTTCCTCTTCCAGAATGTAGTCGGTTGCTGGGATCGTGGTCGAGCTCGGGTCAGTGATACTCGTGATGCTCTGAATCGGGTAGCGACGCACGAACCACTGATTAGTTCCGCCCTTGAACTTTTCGGTAAACGTGCCCTGGACGACGGCGTTCTGGATGTACTCTTCGATCTGTAGGGTCGCCGAGTCTACGAGCTGCTGCAGACGTGCAGATGTGACAACATCATCGTCAACGCCGAGGTAGGTCCGAGCCTCATCTAGCGTCAGTATGGCGCGGGGAACCGGCATCTAATGGCCTCGCGTGAACATGCCTGTCCATGTGGGACTTGTAGCGAGTGTATGCGTAGGACGACCTGTGTCCGTGCCAAACCATCGCACACCCTGGGCACCTCCATTCGTTCAGCGGTTCACCCGGCCCCTCGGGTATGGTTGCTTCTGTTGGAGCAGGAGCAACTGACTCCTCCGGGGCCGGTGTGACCTTGCGCCGTTTCTTCTGCGACATTAGGCGTTGACGTGTCTCAGCGAGCCCGTAACGATGTCGCCAGAACAGAGCAGCGTCGGGCTCGTGCCTGTTACTGTCTTGAGGATCAGCCGCAAATAGCGTTTATTTCCCCGGTAACCAACCTTGTAACTGGTGTTATCGGTCGCTGCGACGATGGCAGGGAAACTGCCGATAGTAAATCCGGCTGCTACGTCTGCGAACGTTGTATCGTCAGCCGAGTCTTGAATTACAAACGTAAACGTCGGAGTTGCAGTTCCGCCGATCACGCCTGTGTTGAGCACGACCGTTGCGGACTCAGCGTCGGTCAGGTCTTGGCTCGTACCGTTCCCGGCTGCCGTCCTCGACGCAGAAGCAAAGCTCTGCTTGATGACGGTTCTGGTGCTTAGGTCTTGAGTGGCCATTCAGATTCCCCCTTATGGGAAAGTGGACGGAGGCCCCCCGGCCTCCTGTCCTAGTTGACTGGATTCGCTGCGAATTACGTCGCGAGCTTCAGAACCCTGAACGCTGCCGTCCGCGTAACCTGTCCACCGATGCGGGCCGTGGGCAAGATCCCCACGTTCGGAGCGAAGCGTTCGACGAGCCGCTGAATCCGCATGTCATTGCGCTCGGCAACGATGAAATGCCTGAAGTCGCCGACGATTCCTGACAGCGAATCGGTTGCCAGTGCAGGCAGGAACTCGTTGAAGACCACAGGGCGCTGGAATAGTTGACCAGGAGGCGATTGCGGCACGAAGATTAGATGCCTATTGTCTGTGTCGTTTTCGACCTGCACGATCTTTGCGAACAGCGCAGACGTCAACATGATGCTCGAGGTTGCGCGATACTGGGCCGGCAAACCGTAGAACCAATCCACCAGACCACCATAAGTTACGTCTGCATTCAGTCCGCTGTCTGCCGTCGTGATGCCAGCTTCGAGGACCCCTTCCGGCTTGCCAACGCCATCGCCATTCGTATAGGCCCAGGTGGTGTCGAGTGCCATGATCTCGCCGAACAGCTCGGCAAGCACAGACTCAAGCGGCACGACGGAATCATCGAGCAGCTCACGGGTCAGCTCGACTACATCGGGCTGCCAGAGGTGGACCGGGATATTCTCCTGGCCGAAGGTGGGCTTGGTCTGCAACGGCGGCGCGTTGCCACCGGTGGTCAAACCTTCGCCCTTCCAGTTTCTCGTTGCGCCCGTGACCTGGCTGTCGCTCTGCTGCAGGTCCGTCGGATACTCGTCGCCAGATCCAACCTTGATCGTCGGGAACGTCAGCACCCTGAGGCTGGTTGGCACTACGCGAGCCCCAGCAGCAACGAACGCCGACAACCCGGCGACGTTGCGAATGATCTCCGCGCGGAAGTCGTCAGGGATCAGGAAACCGCCGAGGTCCGCCTGCGTACCAAGCAGGGCATGCTTCTCGCGCCTGCCGTAGTCCTTGAAACACTCCTTCGCCGAATCAGGGCCGGAGCGCATGTACTCGCCAAACGCTTTCTTGTGGCGATCCTGCCAGTCCTTCTCGTCGGCGATCTTCTTGTCCCTGTCGGTGACATTCGGCGCGAGGTGAGGGATCGGATCTGTCGGCTCGTTCGCCTTCCGGTTCTCGTCCTCGATGGCTTGCTGCTTCTCGAGCCGTTGCGTCTCCAGCTTGGTCTTCGTGAAGTGTTCCATCGCCTTGTCGAAAGAGACCTGCAACTCGGAAGCCTTCTCGGGCTCCTTCTTCATCTTGACGCTGATCTTACGAGCTGCGTCGAGAGCCTCGCCCAGCTCCTGGGTCTTCTTCTTGAGCTCTAACGTGAACATAGCTTGATGCCCTCCCTCGGGTAAAAAAAGAGCCGGGTCTATGCCCGGCTCGGTTGAATTAGGTTGTGTGGGATGCAGTGACTACAGAGACAGCTCTGCCTCTGCGAGTATCACGTCGTTACGCGCACTGTCGATATTGTATTCGCTCGTCTCGGTGTGGATGATTCGCTCGATTGCGTGCATAACATCACGCAGCTTGGACACGCAGTCATCGCGGAGAGGTTCCTCTGTCGCCTTCAGTAGCCCAATCGTATGTGCTAGGCGGCCGATCAACTCTTCGAAGTCGGTAACACCATCGAGCCGAATGTGCGGCTCGCCGTTGTCTCCCAGCGCGGTGCGGGGCGCTACCACGATCTTCTGCTTCTGGAAGTCCTTGCGTACCTGAGACAGCAGCGCCGACTGAACTTCGGTGATCTTCGCCTTCGGATTGGCTCCGAATGAAACCAGAGAGACCTCCCATAGGCGAACCTCGTCAACGTGTCGGACCAAATCCTTGTCCTTGCCCTGCTCCTCGAACCTGAACGAAACCGGGTCGAACCCGATGGACATCTCGGTCACGACGCCGTCCCGCATGAGTGTCAGCGCGTCCCTGCCCTGCGTCGTGTTGCTGATCTTGCCGACAATCTCGAGGCCGTGTTTCGTTTCCCACATCTCGGTCGGCGTGCCGATCGGAGCCGTGTCGTCGTGCTGCCAAAGGATGAGCACGTTCCTCTCGGGACTCGCGAGGGTGTTCTTGAAAGAGCCTGGATCAATGATGGTCGGCACAAAGGTGTCGATCATTGTATTGAACACGCTTGCCATGCCTCTGAAATGGCCTTCTTCCAGGTCCGAGTTGTGGAGCTCGAAGCCGACGCTACAGCGCTCTGTTTCGGTTGGTTGTGGATTCATGGATTCCCTCTCTAGTTATCTGGGAAGAAGAGTGCTATCGCGCAGCGGCACCCCGGATGGATCGGCGGAGTCATAAACTCCGCACCCGTGCCGGTGACGAACGGCTCGCCCATGCCCTTGACCTGACCCGCCATAGGGAGGCACTGCTTTTCATCCAGTCGATCGTCGGGCGTGATGATCCATTCGCGTTGCTGCTCTCGGGGTAGAAGCTTTGCCCCGATCGCCTGGTCCCATAACGCCTGCTGACCCATCGCCGAAGCTCGAATTGTCTCTGTCCTGGCGATCAGGGTTGCGCGCCGCCTTAGCACCTTCTGCGCGAACTTGGATGTCGACGCCTCTGCTGCGTCGGCCTCAACTCCCAGGGCGAGCTGCTTGGCGCGGAAGCTGTCAACGGCCTGCGTCTGTAGTTTCGTGAGGCCGACCGTGTCCATAATCCGTTTAGCGGCAACTCTCGGAGGTAGTCCCTCTTCGAATGCCGCTCGAATAACGCGCTGGAGTCCAGCAATCGAGTCGTCTCCAATCTGCCGCACCAGATTGAACGAGTGCTCCTTCGCAAACTCCACCGCGAACGGGTTCGTGATGTCGAACTG